CTTCTACCGGGACAACTCGAAGACGCTGACCTACGCTCGCTGGTTCGGGGCGCAGGAGTACAAGCTGGGCACCATCGTGCTCACTGACTGGCGTCGCGCGTTCGACGAAGGGCTGACTGACAAGCCCGCGCCGGGACTGTCGGCAGCAGAGGGGCTGGGTGCGGACGCACTAAGCAACCTGGCTGCCAACATGGCCGGATATAAAGAGCTAACCAAGAAGATAGAGGAGCGCAGCAAGCGAGGGTATGTCCTCGGCCTCGACGGTCGGCAGATCCCCGTGAGTTCCGCGCGCCTTGCACTCGTGTCCCTGCTACAGGGGAACGAGGCGGTGGTGATGAAGCAAGCGTACTGCCTCGCAGCGCACAAGCTCCGTGGATACATCGAGGACTTCACCGCGCTCCCGAATCTGTGGGTGCATGATGAGTTCCAGTGGGCGAGTCACCCGAGGGTAGTGGATACCGTGGGCGGCACGCTCGTCGAGGCCATCACGGATGCGGGGATTAACCTCAACCTTCGCCTGAAATTGCGCGGCGATTACAAGGTCGGCACGACTTGGGAGGAAACACATTGATATGGCTGTTGACACTGTGGATGGTCCTGCTTCTGACAACGAACTCAGCGGACGAGAGGTGAAGAGGGTCTTCATCGCAACACTCGCCGCCGGGTTCGTCATCGTGTCGGACTCGCGGGCAAAACTGTACGAGCTGTTGGTCCGCCTCAACGTGGACCCGGTCGTTGCTAACATAGAGGAGCACGAAGTATGATCGAGTGGATGAACACGTACTGCATTGAGCTTGTCTTCGGCCTGCTCTTCGGTCTACCGATAGGTGCCCTCATCCTCACCGGACTGTACTTTGGTATAGCCGATCGCGTGAACGCGAGACAGAGGAAGCGGCAGCCGTTCTTGATGAGGCCCGGAGAGTACGAAGACTTCAACCGGCACAGGTGCAAGCGGTGAGCACCACAAGCGACGCGATACTATTCGAGATCCTTGAGCTTCTCCGTGACTTCATGGTGGAGGTGAGAGAGCGGTGGAAACTGGAAGATAAAAGGAGTGAGAAAAATGATTGCACTGATTGACGCCGACATCGTCGTCTACCAAAGCGCCGCCAAGGCTGAGACTATCGTTGACTGGGGTGATGACGAGATCATCATTACGGGCAGCAAGACGCAGACCAAGAACGGCATCGAGGACATGGTCAACGACTTGACCCGCGTGCTCGGCGCCGACCGTGTGGTCCTCGCCTTCACCGACGAGCAGTACTTCCGCAAGGATGTCTACCCGGCGTACAAGGGCAACCGCAAGGGCGTCCGCAAGCCGGTGACCTACGGGTACGGCAAGGAGTTCGCGCTCGACAAGTACGAGACAATGGTGCGGCCCGGCCTCGAAGCTGACGACATCCTCGGCATCCTCTCGACCACGACGGTCAAGGGATTCCAAGGTGACAAGGTGGTGTGCTCCCTCGACAAGGACATGCTCACCTTCCCCGGCAGGGTCTACAACTGGAGCAAGCCGAATGACGGCGTCGTCATAGTTGACGAGGACACGGCGGACTACAACTTCTACATGCAGATCTTGATGGGCGACAGCACTGACGGCTACCCCGGCTGCCCCGGCATCGGGAAGGTCCGAGCTGCACGCATCCTCGACGAGTGCTTCGTGCTGCCGCCGGCGAAGACTGGCGTCGAGCCGTACTTCGACAAGCCCCACGCTTGGGCTGAGATCCTCAAGGCGTACCACAAGAAGGACCTCACGCGAGCCGACGCCGTCGTGCAAGCACAGTGCGCGCGCATCCTACGCGCCGAGGACTACGACTTCGACAACCACACGCCGATACTTTGGCAACCATAGGGAGAGCAGAGATGCCTACAGGAAACGAAACGACCCCGCCGTTCGGGAAGCACGAGGCCATGTCGCCTCGCCTCAACGATGCGTGGGAGGACAACAGGAAGGCAGACGAAGTCGTCGTCACCGAGGGCGTGGAGGCTGTTGCCACCGAGCACTGGAAGACGATCGCCAACGAGCAGGCTGCCGAGGTGGTCCGGCTCCACGGGTGCATCGACTCGTGGCGTGACCGTGAGGAGTTCCTCATGGCACGCATCGCGGCGCTCAAGAACCCCGAGGATGTGATCTCGGGACCGCCGCCGCCGCGTAGTCGTGAGGCCAAGCGGTACCTCGACATGATCTCGAACTGCGAGCCGCAGGTTGAGAGCGTCGAGTCCCTCAACGGGCACGGCCTCCCGATCATGGACGAGCTGAGGGGCGCCGTCGCAAACATGGCGTTCTCGGATGGCGACGACGAGGAGTACGGGCGCGGCAACGAAGCGGTGAACTCACCCTCCCACTACTTGACCGAAGGTGGGGTAGAGTGCATCGACGCGATGGTGTCGGCGTTCGGCACCGAAGCCGTGGAGTCCTTCGCCAAGATCGCCGCCTTCAAGTACCTCTGGCGAGCAGGCCGGAAGGACAACGAACTCGAAGACCTTGAGAAAGCCGCGTGGTTCGCACGATACGCGGGAGGAGATGACCCACGTGACCAATAAAGCAGCGATCGCAGCAGCAGCAAGAGTGATGGCCGGCAAGCGAGAGATCTTCGTCACGTCGGACGAGGCGGGGAACTACCCCGTCCCGGTTCCCGAGCTGGCGCACATCGACAACATGGACTGCAACGTCGTCACCCGTGAGGTGTTCGTGAACGGGGCGATCGACGAGGAGTTCGGGCCGTGGTTCGTCTGCGTCATGCGGTACCTTGAGTCCCTCTCAGACGACGCGATCACCATTCACCTCAACACACCGGGCGGCGAAGAGATCTCCATGTTCGCCTTCCACGACGCCGTGCGGATCTCCCCCTGCCACGTCAACATCATCGGCTCGGGCGAGGTCGCCTCGGCAGGCGTGCTCATGCTGGCGTGCGGTGACACCCGCCTCGTCACCGAGAGCTGCGTGCTTATGTCCCACCGGGGCAAGGGCGGCATCGAGGGCGACTACGAACAGATCATCGCACGCACCAAGTACGTCAAGTGGAGCGAGACATGGTGGGCGACCCTCATGGATCGCTACACCCCGAGCGAAGTGGACGGGTGCAAGCGAGACTACCACTTCTGGTTCAACCTCGGCAAGAAGCAGCCCGAGTGGTGGTGCCTCGGAGGCGCTGCCATCGTACACGAAGGACTCGCGGACGCCGTCATCGGCGACCCGAAGCAACCGATCCAAGCGGAGTAGAGGCCCATTGTCGCCTCCTCCGTGGCCCCAACCGGGACTTCTCCCGCTCGGTTGGGGCCGTACTTTCCTACTACTGTGCGCACCGTCCTGGCTGCGCATCTCCCTTCATCAACCGCCCGACCTACCTACGCTTTACCCCACCCACCCCCTACACTCCCCTGTTACTGGCACCTATTGAACCCAAACGCAAGTCATCCCTCACTATTTAGGAGTCTATTATGTGCGGTGGCGGTGGAGCACCCGATCCCCCCAAGAAAGAAGCCCCGACCCCCGAAGCTCTCCCCGAGTTGCTTATCAGCAAGTCCGATGCGGAGCTTTCAGGAGCCAAGTCTTCAGCACGCAAGAAAAGCGCAGGCCGTAACGCCCTCGTCAACCGAGCCCTCAGCAAGCCCCGACTTGGAGCTGCCGGTGGCCTTGGTGGCGTAGCCCCGGCCCCGAAGGCAGGCAAGTAAAGAGTCAGCCCCCTCCCGAAGGAGATCCACGTGAAGAACGAAGGCACGATCAAGTCTCGATACGAGCATCTCATGGAGGACCGTCGCTGGTTCTTGAAGGAAGGACTGGCAAGCGCGAAGCTCACCATCCCTTCCATCTTGTCCAGCGATCAGGACGCCTCCAACATCGTAGACAAAGGCTCGCAAGCCTGTCTCGTGAAGCCGTGGCAATCCATAGGCGCCAAGGGCGTGAGGAACCTCACCTCGAAGCTGGGGCTGACCCTCTTCCCCCCGACTGGCCCGTTCATGCGCTACCAGCTTGGCCCGGAGTACATCCGCGAGCTTGAGACTGCGGAGCGCTCGGACCAGAAGGTCGAGATCGAGAAGCTCCTCGCCGTGCGAGAGCAGACGATCATGGAAGACATCGAGCGGAACAACATCCGCACGAAGGTGGACCAAGCCCTGCGGCACCTCGTCGTGGTCGGCAACGTCCTCCTGTACCTCGTACCCAAGGGCGGGATGCGCGTCTTCCCTCTCAACAACTACGTGGTCCGCCGGGACTTCACCGGCAACGTCCTCGAACTCATCTACTTGGAGCTGCTCGACAAGGCCACGCTCCCCAAGGCTATGAAGAAAGCTCTGGTGGACAACGGCCACGAGTGCAGCGACGACGGCACCCTCCTAGTGAAGGACGGCAAGAACCACGAGTCGTGCGCTGTCTACACGAAGCTCATGCTGAAGGGGAAACGCTTTGAAGTCACTCAGGAAATCGAAGGCACTCTGGTGGACCTCGAAGGGAAGACTTGGTACGCCAAGGACAAGATGCCCTTCCTCGCTCTGCGCATGGTGTCGATCGACGGCGAAGACTACGGACGCGGCTTCGTGGAGGAGATTCGAGGCGACCTCAAATCCGCCGAGGAGCTACGCAAGGCTAACGTCATCGCAGCACTCAACGCAGCAAAACTCATCGCGCTCGTGTCGCCCGGAGCGGCGGTCACCCCGAAGAAGTTGCTTGAAGCGGAGAATGGAGCCGCAATCCTGGGTCGTGCCGATGACGTGGTGATGCTGCAACAGAATAAGCAAGCCGATATGCAGGCCGCACACTCGACCTACATCGACTTGAAGCAAGACCTCGCCGCAGCTTTCCTCCTCTCCAGCAGCAGCCAGCGCGACGCTGAGCGAGTGACTGCGGAAGAGATCCGACGCAACGCCGAGGAGCTGGAAGACGCACTCGGTGGCATCTACTCGGTGCTCGCGCAGGAGCTACAGCTCCCCATCGCGCTCGCCGCCGAAGCCCGCCTCGTGAAAGAGAAGGCGCTTCCCAAGCTAGAGCCGGAAGGCCTAGTGATGCCAGTCATCATCACCGGCCTCGCCGCTATCGGCAGGGGCCACGAGTTCAACCGGCTGCGTGAGTACATCGGCTTCATCCGCGAAGAGGTGGCACCGATGGTGCCCGAGGTCGCACAGTACTTCATCACACGCGAGCTACTGGAGCGCCCGGCCACCGGCCTCGGCGTACTGACCGACGCACTGCTCAAGACAGACGAGGCGGTAGCGAAGGAGAACCAGCAGGCGCAGCAACAGAGTACACAGCAAACGCTCATGGAAGGCGCGGCTCCCCACCTCGGGAAGGCAGCGTCCTCAGAAATGGTGGGCGGTATGGCAGGCGGAGGCGGCGGCGGTGAGGGCACCGACGGCGGCGACGCTTAATCTTTAACCAAGACAGGAG